GAAGATGAAGAAGGAAGGCAAGAACTTCAAGCCAATTTTTGGTGTTGAAGCATATTTTATTCCATCGATTAGCGATTGGAGAGCAGAATATGAGCGAATCCAAGCAGAAAAGAAGAGCGCAGAGGAGTCTGTATCTGGTGTTACGGTAGAAGATGAAGCAGCATCCAAGAAGGAAATTAAGTCCATCCTTAATCGCCGTCGTCACCTTGTTTTGCTTGCACAGAATCAAAAGGGACTAAACAATATTTTCAAACTTATTTCGGAGTCTTATGCCAACGAAAACTTTTATCGTTATCCTCGTATTGATTATTCTCTGCTAGAAAAGTATAACGAAGGTGTTATTGCACTTTCTGCTTGTCTTGGTGGTGTATATGCTGGTTGTTATTGGGAAAATCGTGAGGCTGGCGAAGCAGCAGTATTGAAGTCTTTCCGTGAGACAACAGAAAAGATGATTTCTATTTTTGGAAATCGTTGGTATGGAGAACTTCAATGGAATAATATCAAGGAACAACATGAACTTAACAAGTATATTCTTCGCATGAAGGAAGAGTATGGAATTGGTATTGTTTCTACTTGTGATTCTCACTATCCAAATCCAGATGCTTGGAAGGACCGAGAACTTTATAAGCGTCTTGGTTGGTTAGGAAAGGGTAAGCCAGAGTGGCTTGAAAAGGAACAACTTCCTAATAGTATTGACGATATTGGATATGAACTTTATCCAAAGAACGGACAACAAATGTGGGATTCTTACAAGAAGTATTCTGCTTCTTGCGGTTTCACATATGATGATAATGTTGTTATGGATAGTATTACTCTTACTCATAAGATTGCACACGAACTAATTGAAAACTTCATGCCAGATAATGAGGTTCGTCTGCCAAACTTCGTTGTTCCTGCTGGATATACTGCTGGTGAAGCACTTACAATGTTTGCTTTTGAGGGTTTGCGTGCGTTGAACCTCTATGAAAACAAGAATTATGTTCTTCGTATGCAGCAAGAACTTGCAATTATCGATGAACGTGGATTTAGCAAATACTTCCTTACAATGAAGGCTATTTCTGATAAGGCACAGCAACTTCAACTTGTTGGTCCCGGTCGTGGTTCTGCTGCTGGCTCTCTTGTATCGTATGCACTTGGAATTACACAGGTCGATCCAATTAAGCACGGACTTCTCTTTGAGCGTTTCATGACGAAGAATCAAGATGGATTCCCAGACATTGACTACGATGTATCTGACCCAATGGCATTGAAGGATATTCTTATTAAGGAGTGGGGCGATACTACCGTAGTTCCAATTTCTAACTGGAATACTCTTCAATTGAAGTCTCTTGTTAAGGACATTAGCAAGTTTTACAATATTCCATTTAAGGAAGTCAATGATGTAACTGGTAAAATGCTTCTTGAAGCAACACCAGCAGCAAAGAAGGCACATGGAATCAAGGCAGGAGTTTATGCTCCAACTTTTGAGGAAGTAAAGCAATATTCTCCAACACTTCAAGCGTTCTTGAAGAAGTATCCACATATCGCAAATCACATTGATATGTTGTATGGACAGGTACGTTCTTGTTCTCGCCATGCTGGTGGTGTTGTAGTCGGTGAAAACCTTGACGTTCATATGCCACTAATCAATTCTGATGGTGTCCGTCAAACTCCTTGGGCAGAGGGACAAAACGTTCGTCACTTGGAGCCAATGGGTTTCATTAAGTTTGATATTCTTGGTATTGCTTCTCTTCGTATGATTGAAGGTGCAATTCGTCATATTTTGAAGCGTCACCATAATATCAAGGAACCAACCTTTGATGATGTTAAGAAGTTCTATTATGACAACCTCCATCCAGACAAGATGGATATGAGTGATAAGAAGGTTTATAAGAACATCTTCCACAAGGGTAATTGGGCAGGAGTATTCCAATTTACTGAACGTGGAGCACAAGAGTTTTGTAAGAAGGTAAAGCCAAATAACATTATTGACCTTTCTGCTATTACTTCTATTTATCGTCCCGGTCCTTTGTCTGCTAACGTAGATAAGGACTATGTAGTTGCGAAGGAAGCACCACAACTTATCAAGTATATTCATCCAATTGCAAAGCAAGTTACACAGGATACTTACGGGTTCCTTATCTTCCAAGAGCAAATTGCTCTTCTTGCTCACAAACTTGGAAAAGACCTTGACCTTGATGAAGGTAACAAACTTCGCAAACTATTGACCAAGAAAGGAACTGGAAAGGGCTTTGAGGAAAAGGATAAGATTCATCACAAGTTTATCGAAGGATGTGTGGAAAAGGGTATCAAAGCCAATGATGCACAGAAACTTTGGGAAACATTTGAGTATTTTTCGGGTTACGGCTTCAATAAGTCTCACGCCGTTTGCTATTCGATTCTGTCGTATCAATGTGCTTGGCTCGCAACATATTATAAGGCAGAGTGGACAGCAGCGTTTTTGGACAAAGAGCAAGACTCAGATAAGGAAAAAGCAATCAACATCGCAAAGTCACACGGATTCCACATTGAAACACTAAACGTGAATACATCTGGAACAGAGTGGGAAATTAGCGAGGATGGTTCTACACTTATCCAACCTCTTACTTCCATTAAAGGACTTGGAGTAGTTGCAATTGAACAGATTATCAACAATCGACCATTTAACAAGATTGAAGAATTCTTGTTCAATGATAAAATGTCATACAGCAAACTGAATAAGAAAGCACTTGACGTTCTTTGTCGTTCTGGCGCAATGAATACTCTTATTGATAGTCGTTTTACTGGTGGCAAGCATTTCTGGTCTGCTGTTGCAGTTGATAGACCACGTAAGCCAAAAGACCTTGATGAAAATATCAAGACATATGCACCAGAGGGCGAATTCTCACAAGAGGAAAAGATTCAATATCTAACTGAACTTACGGGTGTATATCCAATCAATCTTGTTGCTCCAACAGAAATTCTGAATAGACTTCAAGAAAAAATGGTTCCACCAATTTCAGAGTTTGACCCAGAACTTGGTTTGACTTGGTTTATTCCAAAAGAAATTATCAAGCGTAAAACTTCAACTGGAAAAGAGTATTGGATTGTGAATACTATTGACGATACCAATACAGAAGTACAAATCAAGTGTTGGGGAGTTAAGGAAGGTGATGTTATCATGCTTCACAAGCCATATATGGGCCGTCCCGATTTTGATGAAACTTGGGGTATGTCAGTAAGGTCAATCAAACATCAACTAAAACTTCTCGCATAAACTCTTGACCTCCGAAACCCCTTGTGATATAGTCTCTATACACAAGGGGTTTTTGTTTGTCTGTAAATTATGGGTATGCGTGCGTGAACATGACTCTATCCGACGTTCCTGCAAAAAAGCGAATTACAACGAACAGAACAATGATCCAAAAAACCTTCAAGCAACGTGGCATTAATTATGCTGCGGAACTTGCTCTATTGAACGTGCAAGACCTTTACAAGATTCTTGTTTGGAACGAGCAAAACGGGTTTAAGTTTTATCGTATGTCCTCCGATATGTTTCCTTGGGCATCCGAATACGGCATCTACAATCTTCCAAACATCGAAGAAGTTTCAAGAGTGCTTGCAAAGTGTGGAGAATTTGCAAAAGCAAACAACCATCGTCTAACCTTCCATCCCGGTCCATTTAACAAACTTACTTCATCTAACGATAGAGTAACTCAGAATACCATTAAGGACTTGAAGGTTCATGCTGATATTATGGACTTGATGGGACTTTCTAATACTCCATACAACAAAATTAATATTCATGTTGGTGCGACCTACAAGGACAAAGATGCTGCTATTGCTCAGTTTCTAAGGAACTTTGAGACACTTCCAGATAATGTTAAAGGAAGATTTACATTAGAAGTAGATGATAAAAAATCTCTTTACAACGTTGAGGAATTGTATAATTTTATCTATAAACAAACCTCAATTCCAATTGTATTTGACTATCACCATCATACACTTAATAATAATGGTATGTCTCACGCTGATGGACTTGCTATTGCCGCAACTACTTGGGGTTCTGTAAAACCTGTTGTACACTATTCTGAATCTCGTTGTGACGAACAAAAGATTAAATGCCCACCACAAGCTCACTCGGATTATATTTATAATCGTATCGATACTTTTGGCTATGATGTAGATTGTATGGTGGAAGCAAAAATGAAAGAACTTGCGGTATTGAAGTATCTTAATCTTCACAAGCAAGCAGCGTAACTATTTATTTTGAGGGCTTAATATGTTAACCTTTTTAATCGCTTGTATTTTAGAAAACAACGTAAATGTAAAACCAAAACCACCAGATGATACCGATACTAGTGTAATCGTTGATAGTGCCGATACAAGCGATTCTGCACAAACAGAAACCGGTGACAGCAACCCTCCAGATATTGGCGAGCCAATTGCTGTTTGTTCTGTAACTCCTTCAATAGTTGAAGCTATTTATGGTTCAGCAGAGTGGCAAGGCAACACTTCGTATGACACAAATGGACAAAGTATTGTAGGTTTTGAGTGGACTTTGGTTTCTGCTCCCGCTGGAACAACTACTACACTTTCTTCTACAAGACCAAACGTAAGAGGGTTTATACCAGATTTAGCTGGAGAATATGTAGCACAATTAGTAGTTACTAATGATATAGGACAAGTTTCCGAACCTTGTTTGGCTACTCTTACAGCAGAAGCAGGCGATGGTTTGTGGATTGAAATGTTTTGGACTAATTCTGGTGATGATATGGATTTGCACCTTGTTAGACCAGCAGGAGCTTTGCTAACAAGTGGTGATTGTTATTATGCTAATTGCACAACGGGTATGCTTGATTGGGGAGTAAGAGGTGATTCAAGTGACGACCCTATGCTGGATTTGGATGATATACCCGGAACAGGTCCAGAAAATATCAACATTGATTCGCCAGCAAGAGGTATTTATTCAGTATACGTACACGATTATCCCGGTTCTATTTATATTGGAACAAACGACGTAACAACCAATATATATGTCAATGGTTTGTTGTATTGGACAGATACAATCAATATTGATAACGAAGGATATTTTGAGCCAATCTGTCAAATAGATTGGATGGGTTCTGCTTCTACAATTACGGAGTTTTAATGAGCACAAAAGTTACATTATCATACGATAAGAACTATCATTTTTACCAAGAGATATTTGACGTATCAAATGTATATTTCCAACTTTACAACTCCAACTTTGAGGCATCAAGAGATTCTGTTATGGTTCAGATTCCAATTGATGTTTGGAGGAAAATGATTGAAGATTGGGCAGTTAAAGGCTGGCCCAAAGAGCAAGACAATAAAGAAATAGAATTTTGATTTTAATGGGTTGAAAGTTTGCAAAAACTTGTTAAGATGAAAGAGCAAGGAGATACAAATGAGTCTTAATCTTAAAGTCAAAAAACTATCAAATTTTGTTGATTTACAACAACGAACATATGGAAACGCAGGTTTTGACCTATACTCAGCAGAAGAAGGAATTTTGCTTGCAGGTCAAAGAGCCGCAGTTTCTGTAGGTATTTCAACATCATTTAATCCAGAATACTATATGCGTGTTGCTCCTCGTTCTGGACTTGCATTAAAAAATGGTATCGATGTTCTTGCTGGCGTAATTGATTCATCATATCGTGGAGAGTGGAAAGTTGTTCTTCACAACACATCAAACATGACCTTTGTATTTAATAAAGGTGATAGAATTGCTCAAGCAATTCCAGAACATATTTCAACTGAAAAGTTTAATTTTGTAGAGGAACTAAATGAAACTGATAGAGGTTCCGGTGGGTTTGGCTCAACGGGACATTAGAATTGGTGATTTACTAAAGTTTCAAGTATTCCCAGATAATAGTATTGTTTATGGTGTTTATTTAAGTCATCATTTTGATTTTCGTAATCATGGCGAAGATCAATGTGAAGATGATATGTATGCCGTTTTTCACGTTATTCCGTTTGGAACTGACAGGTTAGGAACATTTTATGAATGGGAATATATTGAAAATCTAACAGCAACGGAAAGAGAATATAATGAACAAAAAAACTCAAAATCTGATGTTCTCCTCACAAAAGGATGAATGGTCAACGGCACAAGATTTTTTTGATGGGTTAAACAAGCAATATAATTTTACACTTGATCCATGTGCTACTGCACAAAATACAAAATGTTCTAAATTTTATACTCAACAAGATGATGGATTATCACAAGATTGGTCTGGTAATGTTGTCTTTGTAAATCCACCTTACTCAAACGCAAAAGCGTGGGTCAATAAAGCATTACAAGAATCAAAAAAACCAAATACAACAATTGTTATGCTTATTGCTGCAAGAACAGATACAAAGTTTTTTCATGATTATTGCACAAAAGCAAATCAAATATTCTTTATTAAAGGCAGACTAAAGTTTGGTGGTTCTGCCAATCCTGCACCATTTCCTTCAATGGTAGTGGTATTTGGTGGAGATACGTTGTATGTTCCTCCAAAGTATGGTAGGATGGATTCCAAAGCAAATGAACTATAAATAAAAGTTAGTTGAAATCAAGAGCACATATTGGTATAATAAATACAAGGAAGTTGTTGATACAAAAAATGAGTATGCATCTTCTTTTTGTGCAGAAAGCGATATAAAATTTTGCTTTATTATTAATGACAATAATAAAAAACAAATAAATGTTGATAAATTTAATATTATTTTGGAGACATAAGTGAGAAATGTAAATCTTGTTGACATAGTTTATGGGGCTGCCTACGGCGACGAGGGTAAAGGTAAAGTCTCGCATTTCTTAGCAAAAAGAAAAGATATTAATAACCAAAACTATTATAATTTTGTTGCTCGTTGGGGAGGAGGAAGCAATGCGGGACACACCATTTATCATGAAGGCAGGAAGTATGCTACACACATTGTTCCTTGTGGTGTATTCTTTGGTATTAATTCTCTTATCGGTCCCGGCTGTGTGTTAAATATTGATTCTTTCTATAAAGAATTGGCTGAACTTGAAGCGGGAGGATTAGATACTTCATTAGTTAAAGTACATCCTAAATGCCATATTGTTACTGGAAAACATATTGAGGAAGATAAAGAACGTTATGCACAAAAAATGGGCACTACCTCCCAAGGTATAGCCCCAGCATATCGTGATAAATATGGAAGAACCGGATTACTTGTTGAAGATTCCAAATTAGATCAAAAATATATCTTTCGCGATAGCTTATATGGCAATATTCTTTGTGAAGGAGCGCAAGGATTTCATTTAGATGTTAATTATGGAAATTATCCTTATGTAACTTCATCAGAAACTTTACCATATGCAGCTTGTTCCATAGGTTTTGGCCCAAAGAAGATTCGCAATATTTATGCTTCTGCCAAAATCTATGATACTCGTTCTGGAGAAGATCCTCTTTTTCCTTCTTCGTTGCTTGATAATCCAAAACTACTTTCTGTTGCAAACGAAGGAAAGGAATATGGTGTTACAACAGGTCGCAGAAGAAAAGTAAATTGGCTTAACTTGAATAAACTTATTGATGCTGTGAAAATTGGTGGCGCAACGCATCTTGTTATTAACAAGTGCGATATACTTGAAAATACAAAACATTTTAAGCTATATTATGATCGTTCTTTAATTGAGTTTACAAACCTCAAAGAAATGCAGGACTTTATTGAACATACGTGTTACAATATCTGCGATGGATTGGAAAAGATTTATTTCTCTTCAAGTCCTCATGAAGTTGAAGGATTAAAATATGAATAGAAAACAAAGAAGAGAGGCAGAGAAAAATGGAGAAAATCCAGTTCTTCAAGAAAAGTTATTGCTTTTTGGCAAAATGGGTGATAAGTGTAACGGGTGCTCAAAACCATTTGATAGAAAAAGTAGAGAGCACGCACAAACTTGGTCTGTTATGGTGTATAATGAACGCCAACAAGTAATCTTGTATTGCCCAGAGTGCAGAGAAGATGTACAAGCTTGGGCACAAGATTTGATAAAGGAATAAAATGGATACCTATAAAGAACAAGTAAACCATCCAGATCATTATAACCAAGGACAAATTGAAGTTATTGATTATATTGAAGACTTAGGCATGGGCGAAGATTTTTGTGCAGGTAATGCAATAAAATACATTTCGCGTTATAAATATAAAGGTAAGCCTCTTCAAGACTTGAAAAAGGCTCAATGGTATGTTGAGAGATTAATAAAACATTATGAAGAAAATAAATGATTTAACATTCGGTAACGTTGTCAATGAATACACAAAACCAATCGTTATTAAGTTCTATAACACTAAATGCCCTTTGTGTGCCGGTATTAAACCAATATTCCAGCAGCTATCGCAAATGTACGATAATTATGAATTTGCTGAATGTAATGCTGCCAATTCAAATAGAGTTTTTAAGTTTTTTAATATTTCTGGTGTCCCATCGGTTTTTATCTTAGGACCAAATTTTATGAAAGAAATTCCATATCCTCAAAATCCAGATCCACATAGTGGATATTCACTATATGATATTGCTGACTTTCTTGATTCTTTTACTCCACCAACATAATGAGGTATTAATGTTTAAAGAATGTATAAGCTATGATGATTTATTAATTGTACCCCAATTTAGCGATATTCAAACAAGAAGAGAAGTTGATATTTGTAACTGGTTAGATCAAGATAGGTTTTTAAAATTTGCACTTCCTATTATTTCTTCTCCTATGGATACTATCACGGAAGAGAAAATGGCAATTGCTATGGCACGTATGGGTGGTCTTGGAATTGTCCACAGATACAACACTATTGAAAAGCAATTGCAAATGGCAGAAACTATTTTTGAAAATGTATCAGCAGATAAAGTAGGTTTTGCAATTGGTACAACCGGAGATTGCTTTGAGCGCGCAAAGAAACTAGTTAGTATAGGAGCCAAAATCCTATGCATAGATGTAGCTCACGGCGACCATATTCTTGTTCAACGCGCAATTGGACAACTAAGGGACTCTCTTGGTGATGCTCCACACATTATGGCGGGCAATGTTGCGACACTTGATGGATTTAATCGCTTGGCTGGTTGGGGAGCTAATTCTATTCGTGTTGGTATTGGCGGCGGCAGCATCTGCTCTACTCGCATACAAACTGGTCATGGTATTCCTAGCCTAGAGTCAATTATTGAGTGTGCCGAAACGCATCACAATGTTACAATAATTGCTGATGGTGGAATTAAAAATAGTGGAGATATTGCAAAAGCTCTTGCAGCTAAAGCAGACTTTGCTATGATTGGTTCAATTATTGCTGGTACAGATTGTACTCCCGGTGAAATTATTCTTTCTGAAAATGGTGATAGACGTAAAGTATATCGCGGTATGGCATCAAAAGATGCACAAATGGATTGGCGTGGTAAATCTTCTTCTCTTGAAGGTATTTCTACTACCGTACCATACAAGGGTGCAACTTTCGACGTTGTAGAACAACTTGAAAATGGTATTCGTTCTGCATTTTCTTATACAGGTGCCAGAACAATACAAGAATATTGGTCTAAAGCCAAATTTGTTCGTCAATCTGCTGCAAGTATGCATGAAAGTAAAACACATATTCTTGATAGAAATCACTAATGGATTGGAAAAGATTTAGATTCTGGATTGAAAGACAAAAACAAGCAGAAATGATTGTTAAACTTTTTCAAGACGGATATAAAAGACAAGGTGAATTTTTAAGGGATGTTATTGACGCATATTTGGATGATGACCCAGATTTTAATGCTTGGATGAACAAAAAAAGACTAGAAAAAGGAAATATTAGAACCAACGCTCGGCTTCAAAGAAAACAGAAACTAATTACTAAAGCACAGGAATTAGAAGACTTTTTGTTCTCAGAACAAGATATCAGTAATATTTTTGATATTATTGAAAGAGAAAACTAGTTTTTTGTAAAATACTTACTATTTATTTTCGTAGGAGTTTAAAATACATGGCAAAGAAAACATTACTTACTGAAAATCAAGTTTCAAGTTTTATGAAACTTGCTAATATCAAGACCGATAAGATCAATGGCTTCAAGAAAAGATTGAACGAAGAATATCAATCTGGTTATACAATGGAAGAAGATGATGAAGCAGCAGATGCAGGCCCAAGTGACGAAGGTGACGATATGGGAACCGGCATGGAAGCTGATATGGATATGGAACCAGAAGCACCATCTGCTGAAGCGGATTTCGAAGGTGGAGCAGACGATTTCAAAGAAGTCCTCAAAGATGCATTAAGAGAAGTATTACCACAAATCATGGACGAACTTAAAGGCGAAGAAAGCGCAGATTTAGACGTTGACGCCGATGAAGATGAAATGGATATGGACCTCGCCGCAGAAGATGAAGAAATGGATATGGAAGATGAAGGCGAAGAAGAAATGGATATGGAAGAAGAGGAGGAAGAACTCCAAGAAGCCAAACACGCAGCAAAAGACAAGAAAGCCGCTAAAAAAGCTCATAACCTTAAAGGGGGTGATCAAAAAGAGAAAATGAAAGAGTCTTTGGCTTTCGATAATGTGGACTTAGTTACAGATGATGAAGTAATAAACGAAGTCCTCAAGCGTGTTATCCGTAGAATAGTTTAATAGAATATTTGCCATGTATTCGGGGCCATGTTAGAAATAACATGGCCCTTTTATTTTTATAGGATTGATATGACAATTTTATCTGGTTTGTTGTGGTTTTTTGCAGGAATCATGTTTAATAAAGCATTTACCACAATTGCTGACTTTGGTTTGCTTTCCAAAGCAGTTGAAAAGGTAACAAACGATTTGCTAATCTCTCTTGTTTTTATTGAACAAGATATTCAATTTGTTATGGAAAGTAGAAAACTTATCCTTAAAGAAAGAGGGATGACCGAATTAGAAATTGAAAATCTTTCATTGCTACATGATAAGTCTTTCAGAGTATGGAGAGAGAAAGTAATAATCACACTAATAAACAATTACCCATCAGCATTTAAGGAAAGATATCTGCCATTTAATAATTGGGCAGGAGCAGCACTCTACGTAAATCAAATGATTAAATTAAATAAGGTTGCCAACAAGCAATAGGCATGTTATTCTTATATTGACAAAGAGAGGAATCAATGTCTTTCAAATTCAGCAAACGTAAGTCTAAAAACGAAGATATCGAAGAGCATGAACATGACGAACTAGACGAAGATGACGAAGAGGAAGAGAGCGAAACAACAGAGTTTGTAGTACCCCCAGAGTTGAGAACTATTGGCTTGTTTGGTCCTGTTGAGGAAGAAAAGATTTCCGATCTTATTTCTGGACTTCTTGTTTTGTCCGAACCAAAACGTAAAAAGATTGTTAATGAAGATGGTACACACACAGAACAAGTTGAACCAATTAAACCAGTTGAGTTTATGATTAACACACCCGGTGGCAATGCAGATGATATGTTTGCGTTGTATGATTATATGCGTATTAAACGTGATGTTTGCGAGATTCGCACATATGGACTTGGAAAAGTAATGTCTGCCGGTGTTCTGCTGCTTGCTGCCGGGACCAAAGGACAACGAAAGATTGGTAAACATTGCCGTGTGATGATTCACTCGGTTATCGGTGGTAGTGCCGGTTCTTATCACAATCTTGAAAATGAGATGGAAGAAATTCGCTATATTCAAGATACATATCTAAAAGCTCTGTCATCCGAAACCAATATGTCTTACAATCAACTTCGCAAAATGATTGATAAAAAAGTAAATGTATATCTTTCAGCACAAGAAGCAGTAAAACTAGGAATTGCTGACATTATCGTATAAATAAACTATTTAATAACATGAATACACTTAACATAAATAACTTACTCAACCTTATTCATGAGGTTGAATTGCTTAAAGAAGCAACTTTGGACACTAACGATATTTCAAAAATGAAATATTTCCAACCATTAGTTCAGAAAATTCAAAATAAAGAACAACTTTTTTTAGAACCCAAAAACATCGGTGAAGAGCCTGTTTACTTTGTTGTTGATATTGACAACGACGAAGGACAACAATTTCTTCAAGCTTTAGTAGATACAAACGCAGATAAAACAAAATTAGATGCTTTGTTCAAGAAAGGTTCAAGACTTATTCCAGTTATTCCAACAACAGATGGTAATAAATACGCTCTTAATCAAATAGGTAAGGGCGTATTTACCGCTAAAATCACAAAAGGTGGATTACAAGGAACAGAAACGCCAGATATGAAAGAAGGGCTGGTTTCATACTTTTTCCTTGCTGGAATTGATGGTATTGAACAAGCAGAAAATAAACTTAAAAATAAATCTGATGTTGTATTAGAATTACCAACCCAAGTAATAAACCCAGATTACTTTGGCAAAAAATCTGCTATGCTTGTTAAAAATGCAATTACTTATCTTAATGAAAATCAAATTAATGATAAGAAAGAAATTGGTCTTTATTTAAATGCTATTTCTGCTGCCAAAACCTGTCTCACATTTAACATGAACGTTGTAGATAGAGGCAATCTATTTGAAATGATTAGAAAAGTTGCTTCTATTATTACCAAAATTGAACCAGATAAGTGGTGTCCCGGTGATATCTATCTTTATGATGCAGATTCCGTTCAACAAATAAGAGATTTTCTTGAACAATCATCCGAAAGTGGCAACATTGTTTCTATTGCCGAGGAAGGCGAGATCAAACAAATTGGCCTTAATCAATTATTTGAGGGAGAGAACCCATTAATCCTTGCTATCTCTCTTAAAGAAGAAGAAGCATTATCCGGTAGAGCAACAGCATTTTTAAATATTAAGAATATCCAAGGTAAAGAGTTATCATCAAAATCTTTTCAATTTTCAAGTGAAGAAACAAATATTCTCAAACTCTATAAAGATAGAGAAATTCCAAATGCTGATCAATTAATCGAGAAGTATAGACAAGAATACTCTGATAGCAAACAAGCATTTAAAAATTCTCTTTCTTCTTATGGTGTTGACATTAAAGAAGGTGTTGGTAAAAAACAACAAAAGGTAAAGAGCAAGGAGCAAGAGCTTGGAAACTTAGTCAGTAAGTCTACTTGTTATAGATTTATGTCATCTTATTTAAATGACTTTGAAAATCTTAAACAAGCAAACGAAGTTATGGTTAAGTATGATAATCCAATGCTTGCTCTTACTGCATTTGGTGTAAGTCTCTCTGGATTTAATCCAACATTTAAAAAAGTTATTGCATCTGCCGATGGTTCACCAGCAAGTGTTACAATCTTTAAGGGTCGTGATTCGTTAAACCTAGCTTCCAAAGAAGCATTTTTGTTTGACACTCCTACAAAAGCAGGATTCAACTTTTCGTTCTTAACATTAATGGGTGAAAAGACGTACAAAACTACACTTGATATTCGTTTTGCTGGTGGTTTAAGTATTTCAATTATTGTTGAAGAATTCCACGAAGAATAATTGACTTTATAAGATACTTGGTTATATTCTGCTCAACTACGGAGTATTAATTATTTATTTTGTTCGACATTATGGTGTTTCCATTGCTTGAATACTATTTATTATATGAATAGTGGAATTTATATCATAACAAACATTGTTAATAATAAAGTTTATATTGGTAGCTCACAAGATATGAAAAGAAGATTTTATCTTCACAAACATTACTTAAATAAAAAAAAACACACCAATATTCATCTTCAAACTGCTTGGGAACTCTATGGAGAACAAAACTTTATTTTTTCTATTTTAGAGTTTGTTGAAAAAAACGAAATTTTATTAGAAAAAGAAAAGTATTATATCGATTATTTTTGTTCAACTGATAGAGAAAAAGGTTATAATATATGTGAGGATACAACTGCTCCAATGAGGAACAGAAAACATACTCCTTCATCTATCGAAAAAATGAAACAAGCAAAAATTGGTGAAAATAATAACTTTTTTGGTAAACATCACACAGAACAAACAAAACAAAAAATAAGAAATGCGAAAATAGGAACAAAACTATCAGAAGAACACAAGCAAAAAATCGCTTCAAAATCGCATTTTAAAAATGGTGAAAACCACATAAAAGCAAAATTAACTTTTGAAATTGCCAATTTAATCAGAGAAGAATTTAAAAATTGCCAAACAAAATATGGCTTTTTTAAAAAAATGGCAATTCAATATGATGTATCAACTGATACAATTAAAAGAATTATAAATAATCAATCTTACTTATTTGAGGACAAAAATGCTTATTAGTTCTAAACAATCATTACAAAACGATATTTTGGATGGTGTCAACATTTTAGCAGATGCCGTTTCCACCACTCTTGGACCAAGAGGTAGAAACGTTATCTTAAAAGAAAAAGGAAAAGTTCCTATTATTACCAAAGATGGTGTGAGTGTGGCAAACCACGTCTCTGTCGAACACCCTGTTCAGAATTTGGGAATTGAAATTATTAAGCAAGCATCACAACAAACTGCAACACAGGCTGGTGATGGTACAACTACATCCATCGTTCTTTCCCGTGCCTTACTCAGAGAAGCACAGAAGTATATTATCTCTGGCGTATCTCCTGTTGAAATGAAAAGAGGTATGGATAAAGCAGTAGAATCTATCGTTGCCAAACTTGCAGAGATTGCAATTCCAATTTCTTCCGAAGAAGATATTGAGCATATTGCCACTATCTCAGCAAACAATGATAAGACTATCGGCAAACTAATTGCTACTGCTGTTGATAAAGCAGGTAAAGATGGTTCTATTACTATTGAGGAAGCACGTTCAGTAGAAACCTCTCTTGATATCGTTGAAGGTTTCAGATTTGATTCTGGATATCTTGCAACTGCATTTATCAACGATGAAAAGCGTGGTGTTGTTAAATACGAAGAACCCTATATTCTTGTGACAGATCACAAATTCGATTCAGTACAAGATATGCTTCCCGTTCTTGAACTTATTGCAAGAGAAGGAAAGCCATTTGTAATTGTAGCAGAAGAAATCGAAGGACAAGCACTTGCTGCCCTTATTATGAACGCTATGCGTGGCACAATGAAGGTTGCAGCAGTTAAAGCCCCTCGTTATGGCGAAGAGCGTCGTAATATCCTCAAAGACCTTGCTGTTTCTGTTGGTGCTACTTTTGTTTCTATGGAAAGTGGTATGAAGATTAGCGATGTTAAACTAAAAGACTTTGGCAAAGCAAAGAAGATTGAAATCGCTAAGTCCCAAACTACTATTGTAGGTGGTAAGGGAGATATGACAGAAATCGATTCAAGAATCGACAGCATTAAAGCAGAACTTGCACAGACCGAATCTATTTATGAGTGTGAGAGACTCCAAGAGAGAGTTACAAGACTTGCTTCTGGCATTGCTATTATTCGTGTTGGCGCTTCTACTGAAATTGAATTAATTGAAAAGAAGCACAGAATCGAAGATGCTCTTGAAGCAGTACGTTCAGCACAACATGAAGGTATTGTTGCTGGCGGTGGAGTTGCTTTATTGCGTGCATCAGAAGATTTAAATTTCAAGCTTGATAACGAAGAACAGAAGTTTGGTGTTGAAATTGTCATGAAAGCTTTAGAGGAACCATTGCGTCAAATGTCACATAATGCCGGTGAATCTGCTGACATTATTGTCAATTTAGTTTCCAGCTTGGAAGACAAAAAAGTTGGTTATGATTTCTTAAATAGACAAGTTGTTAATATGTTTGACAAAGGTATTATTGACCCAGTAAAAGTTACAAGATGTGCGCTACAAAATGCTGTTTCTGCTGTTGGGACACTAATTACTACAAACTATGCTGTTGTTGAAAAATGACACTATTTAGTTTTTTGGGAGTGTTAAAGTATGTCCTATTCAACAGATGATTTAAGAGATTTAATAATTGAATTAGATAAAAAAGTTGATAAGGTTATGAATAGCGTAGATTCTATGAAATCTAAACAAGATGAAATAAACATTGATTTAGCAAAAATCAAAGACCCAGAACATGGCTTGTTTCCAAGAGTCAAATCACTTGAAGAGTGGCGTGCAGCCCACTCCCGAATTACTTGGGTAGCAGTTACAGCTTTGGTTGGTTTGGCAATCAAGCAATTATGGGATATGCTTACAATTCACTAATGGTGGTAAATGAAAGTAAAAATCACTTATACGACGGAACTAGAAAACGTTCCGCAAGAGTGTTTACGTTTATTAAATTACAAAATAAATGATGGTTTTAAATTAGCTGAATTATTAAAACAAATTAACAACATTTTATTATCTTACGAATCCAACAATCAAACACTAGACTCTTTTGGTGCTTTAGATAGGATTAATAAAATACGTTCTATTCTTGCAGATTACGATGCGTGTTTAAACGATGTTAGCAATATTCTTTCCGGCTGGAGCGAATATCAGTTGCAAAACTTATCTAATAGTGATAATGTAGATAAACAACAACAGGAATCTAGTGTTCAACAGAGTCTTTAATGTTGGAGATCCAATTTGGATTCCGGGCTCAAGCACGTTATACTATCCAGATACTCGTTGTCCAAATAAATTTAAAGTTTTTGACAAACCTATATGTGCATGGTTTGTAGAAAAAGTTGATGACAAATGGGCTAAAGTCATGTATGATAACTTGTATTGGTCCGTTGAACAAAATAGTCTTTATCCATATCCACAGGAGAATTCATGATTCAATTGGTTGAAATTGTTGAAGCACCAGCATCGGCTTCTTTCAAAGATCGTTTTCATATTCGTGAAATTTATTTAAGCCCAGAACACATCATCATGGTTCGTGAAGAAAGAAATGTGGAAAGAGTCATATTCGAAACAAAAAATGAGGTTCCCGGTATTCCAAGTGGCATGAAATTTACAAAACTTACAATTAATCGTGGAACAACAGGACAAGATATTATTGTTCTTGGTTCTGTCGATATGATTCACGAAAAAATTCAAAAATCACTATCTAAAAAGCTTTTGAAGGGATAAAAATGATTTGGACTATTATTGGTTATGTCGTAGATAAGACAAGTAAAAAGCCATTTACAAAAACATTTTATGCTTCTCATAATGGAGAACTTGCACTTCAAGATGCAAAACGCTTACTTGGCGATGAAATAGAAGTTGTAGCTGTAGTTGCAGGAAATCACGTAACATCTGTTTATATTTCAATTTAAGGAGTCTAAATGCCTAGAGGTCGTCCAAAAGGTTCTAAAAACAAGCCAAAGACAAGTACATCAGTTGTTAAGGAAGAAATCAAGCTTATCCAAAATAAAAGCTCAAAACCAAGAGGACGTAAAGTAAAAGCTAAAATTAGCGAATTTCAATCACTTGAAACCACAGAACAACAACAAAGTTTTGAGGTAGAAGAAATTAATCCATTTCAAGTTTCACAAGAAGTTTGCGAGTGTAGTTTTGAGCCTATGGCAGAGTGGAGCTTGATTGTTTCTCCTAAAGATGAAACAACAAAGTTTGGTGCTTATTCAACTTGTAGGTTGCCTATTAAGACCAACAGAGCAGTTTATCCTGTTGTTGGATATATTAAAGCAGACCTTGCTAAATACAGGACAATGGGTTATTCAGACAAACAAATCTTTCATGGATGTATTAATTACTTGAGTAATAATCAAAGTAAAAACAAATTAAAACGTCTTGGTGAGCTTTATCCATATAGTTTTTCTATTAAAAATGATAGAATCTCTGCAATGTTTCTAACAACTGAAAGGAAATCCAAAATGTTTTGGGGTGAAGGAGGATGAATCTAGATATTGAAAATTTAACAGACTACCTTGAATCAAACGAAGTTGTTGTACAATTTGAGAAAGGAGGTATATGTGCCTTCTGGAAATCAAAAACATTTCCATTAATTACGATCAATACAAACGTAAGGGGTGACAATAGGTTGTATGTTATGTTGCATGAAGCTGGACATTACTTGAATTGGAAAGAGCAACTAGAACAAGATACACTATTGGAAGAGCAAACAGCATGGGAAAAAGGCGAACAATTAGCACAGAAACTCAATATCTTTATTGACAAAGAAAAGTATTGGAGTTATGCTAATAGAAACTTAAACTCTTATTTGAGGGAATATCTAAAAAATGCAAGTTAAATATTGCATTTAAACCTATTTATTTTAGAACGTGGGACAGCATCGGCCAAATGTTTTCCTTGCCTATTTCTTGGAATTACCTCGTTCTAACATCGTCTAAATAGGAGACATATTATGATACCAAGTACAAAAATCTGCAATATTTGCAGATTTGTAAAACCTTATGATGCAAATAATTTTCCTAAAGAAAAAAGAAACAAATCTGGTCTTTCTGGAACGTGTATTCAATGTTTCAAATTGCAAACAAAGGTTCGAAATGAAAAACTAAAATCATCAGAAAAACCAAAACTAGAAAAATTATGTTGCTCTGTATGTATGAAGGAAAAACCAGCAACAACTGATTATTTTCATGTACATTTACGCTCTAAAACTGGTTTTAAGAATTCATGCAAAGAGTGTAGAAAAATAGAAACTCATAAATATAATATTAGTGAATCATGCAAAGCAAAAGCAAGGCAAAGAAGAAAAATTGATATCCAATGGAAAATTAAAAAAAACGTTGGTTCTGCAATATGTAATTCTATAAGAAAACAAAATATTGTTAAAAACGCTTCTTGTTTTAAGTATTTGGGCTATTCTGTTGAAGAATTAAAGACACATTTAGAATCACAATTTGAGCCTTGGATGAATTGGCAAAATTGGGGTATAATTTCAACAGAAGATAGAACTTGGAACATAGATCATATTTATCCGCAAAGCAAATTACCTTATGATAGTTTAGAGCATCCAAACTTTAAAAAGTGTTGGGCATTAGAAAATTTACGACCTTTGTGTTCGTTAAAAAATATTAAAAAAAAGGACAATATATGTTATGAACAATAATAATATCAAACACATAGAAGCACCTTGGGGTTATCAAGAAATCTGGGCGCATACACAAAATTACGTTGGTAAAATCTTATACATCAATCCACACTCTCGTCTTTCCCTTCAGTATCACAATCAAAAAGAAGAGACGATTAGAGTATTAAAGGGTACTTTGTATCTTCACCACACAATAAAGGGAAATGATCACATAATTGTTACCAAACTTGTTGAAGGTGATGTTTATCA